AGGTCTATAACCCATTTCCAACATTCTGTACTTTTCAGGATTAGATTTAATTCTCGCAATGGCTTCTCTTGCTGCAGCATTACGTTTGTCGCCAGGACCATATGCTAGAATTAGATCTTTATATTCTTGCGGAAGATCATTCAAGCCAAACTTCTTGCCATTGATAACATAACCTGTTGCATTTCCTTTGGCATCATAGATTGTCTTGAGACCATACTTTTTCTCAAGGGCATCCATGGCTGATTTGGCTTCATTACCAATGTCAGTCATTCCTTTGTTGATTGCATATGCAGTTGCACCAGTGGCAGCGACAGCACCAGCTGCAGCCAATGCTGGCGCAGATGTTGCGAATCTAACTGCGCGCATGGCATATCTACCAACTTTCTGACCGAGTTGCTTTATTCTTCCAGGAGGCTTCTTTTTATTTTTACCATCAGGAGTGTCAACGTCAATACCGTCCAACGCACTTTTCTTTAATAGAAGATCTAATTTACTGTGAACTGATAAATCAGCAACTCTTGGGATAATTCCATCAATAGAAAACTTGATACTGTCTGCAGTATCCTTAATCATCTTGATATTCTTCATAGAATTGTTTAATTCTTCGAAGCGAGAATCAAGGTTTTCTTTCAATTGTACTAATGGTTGTTCATCTGCGCCTATCGCTGCAGTAAGTGCTGATGTTCTTTCTGCCTTTACATCTGCTCTCACATCTTTAGATGATACAATTTTATTTGTATCCAAATCAACATATCTTCCACCACTACCCATTCTTGGATCAAAGAAGTATCGATTACTTTTTGACGCGCTGGCTGTGGCCATACTCTTCTCAATAGTTTTGACCATCTTTTTAGTTTCAATAACATTTCTGAGAATCAGCGAAAGTGGTTTGGCGAGTTTACCAATACCACCTCTACTTTCTTTCTCAGATTTCTTATCCAATCCAAATTTTTTGAGTAATTCAGGCGAGGCTTCTTCTTTCTTCTCTGGGAAGAATTTATCTAATAGTGCACCAGCATTGTCAAGACCCATACCTTCAAATATGGCGCGACGACGATTTAGTGTGCCCTTTGTCGCCATCATGTACTCTTTAGCAACTCTTTGTCTTGCGCCAAGACGAGCAAACCCACCAGCAATTGCACCTTTACCTTCGGCTGCAGTATCCGCTTCAGCTTGAGCAATTTTCTCAAACCTTTCGTTTGCTCCTTTCATCTCTTTCAAGATGTCCTTCAACAAACCTCTTTTCAATTTATCAGTTGGATCTGCCATTCGTTATTTTCTTCTCTGCATTTCGAGCATTTTCATCTGCTCATTTTGTTCTTTCATATACTGCGCAAGCATTGTGACATAAATCTGTTTTTCCCACGGTATCAAGTTATCCAATTCAGTTAACGAATACTTGTGATGTTGCATCAAAGTGAAATTCGTCATGTAATAATTCTTCAAGTTCTCATAACCAAGCGTTAGTCGAAAAAACTTAGAATGCCCTCCACGTTCACACTGTTTTTATTTCCGCATTTCTTACATTCAATTTCTTGCTTTAATACAACTTTGGGTGCATTTAAAAAGAAATTTTTAATTAGTGTCACTTGATTCAATGACAAATTGTCAAAGAAGTCAGTAATCTCTTCTTTTGAAATAGTATCTCTTTTATAAATTTGCTCGCTATCATAGATGTAATCTAGATATTGAGAGATCAATTCGTATCCGCCATCTTCAAACTTCTCATTCAATGCAGCTTCGGGCATATTCAATGATGGATAGTTAAAAGAAACTCCAATAGAATCTGTCAATTTGATTATATTCGAATGCCCTTCTGCTTCATCATAAACGATGTTCTTAAGGTCTAGTTCAAACTCAGTTTGATGACCGCAAGTGTTACTGTCGACAACTTTATCACAAGTATAGATCATTTGAGCCGCTTCGCCCACCGAACGCATTCTTAAGTGCAAGAAAAACATCTCAACATCAAAGGTTGGTAGTTTGTCTACATCAATTTCATCCAAGCAGCAATTTGTGATGATCTGTTTGACTGACTTTGTAATTTCTTCAATATCATCAGACTCTTTCGCCATCAAAAGAAGTTTCTCTTCTTTTACCAAGAATGGTCGAAATCTAACTTTTTTATCTAACGATTTCAGATAAACTTCATGCACTGGGTGTTCAATTTTAGGTAACATAATTTACTCCATTATACATTAGATGTAGATTTTCCGTCGCTGTTTGGTGGTGTTGAACCTGAAGACTTACGAGTTGATGTTATTGTTACTGGTTCTAGATCATTAATATTATAAGCCTTACCTTGTTTTTCCAAATCACCTGTTATCCAGTATTCGTACTTAAATGTCACGCTGAGTCGATGTATACCATCATCAGCCCAATTCATTTGTAGTGGGGCAATTGTAACTGGGAAAGCATTGTACAATGAGGCAGTGTAGATAATCTTCGGCTTTAATGGTTCGGTTCCGATGAGTGCATTAGTTATTGCTCTTTCTAGCAGCGAAGAACCTGCGCTATAATCAGCAAATTGATTGATTTCAATCTTTGGGCTGACATAATTGTCTCTGTATTCTGGATTGTAATTGTTGAAGGGGATGATCAGATTCATCCACTTATCGAACATTCTTTTTTCCCAGAAATCGCCAGCGCAGATAAATGTTAGAGTGATATCATTAAAGGACGCAACAGAAGCGACTGGGCTTGCAACGCCATAGTATCTTCCATCTACTGTATTAATGTTATATCCTGGAAGTTCGGATGCTTCGCACTGAAAGCGAAGATCAATGGTATTGTATCCGAGACTCGCTGGTGCACTAATTCTAACGTCAAAGCGAGAAGATTTAGCAAATTCTTTGTGACGAGAAAAATGATCTCGAAATGCGTTGATATTAAATGCCATTAATTTTTATACACCATTTTCTCGAATGGAAGAAATATTGCCGTTTCCCAATTATCTGGCTCAACATAAACTAGCGGAGACACAATATGGGAAAATAGATATCGCTTTATGCATGGTTCAATGAGTCGATATCTTCTAGATTTAGAAAGTAGATCATACGACATTCTGAATCTTGTAGTATCGTCATATTTATCGTTGTTTATAAAGTCGTGTAATCGATCCAAAAGCAATAGACGATTATATGGGTCGAGATAGTGGAGATTTAATCCGAGGAAGCCATCGCTGTAGATGTCCATTGGAATCACGAGCGGAAACTTATCCCAAACTGGAAGTTCGTCTTTGAGTTTAGGGTTATAGTGATACAGATACATCTTTCCGATAAATGCTTGAGGAGAGACTCTACTTGAATCGTTGAGAATGTTAGACCGATTGGATGGCATTCGAAGTTTAATAAACTTGTTTTGTATCCATGCGCGAGCCTGTGCTGTTCTGGGTTTGATTCCAGCAGCAGTCATTTCTTTACTCAATTTGTCAAATAGTGATGGCATCAGATACCTAAATTTTCTTCGGTGATTACTTTAAACTGCCAGCTTCTGTCTTTACAATACTCAACAGCAGCCTTCCATTTCGCCTCATTTATACCCCAAGTCATAACCTCATTGATGTATCGTTTAGTTATTTTGCTTCTCTTTTCTGGAGGTTTAGCCTGACTCTTTGGCTTAACTTCGAGAATCATCGCCTCGAGGATCCCTTGTTTGTTTCGAACTCGCACGAAAAAGTCAGGAAAATAGCGATGCCAACGATTATCTACTGGGGATAAATAAGGTATTACAATCTCTTCATTAGACCATTCCACAACACTTGGGTTTATGTCCAAGTGCACCATGACTCGGCGTTCCCATAACGATCTATACCAGATGTTCGTCGGATCACCTAAATATTTATTGGTATTTTTAGGACTAAATTTGCCACTGTAAGCCATATAACTATTTATTCAGGAATTCTGAATGTCCATATTCGACGATCTCAAATCAAAAGCTCGTGAGGCGCGCGATTCTGTGCGGTCTTTCATTAGCGATGCAACTGTGAGAAAGGGCAATACTCAAACACCTTCTCCAACTAGCGGCAACTCTCGATCACCAACTGGCAAGCAAGCAAAAACAGAAAGCACTCCATACGAATTTAATGATCTTCGCTTTCCTTACAACATAGGTGGTCCAAACAAACTACTACATTGGATCAAATTTACACCAAACGTCCAAATTAAATCTTCATATAATGTAAAGAAAGCAACTAATGCTGCTGGTCAACAATTAATGGGGACCACGGATGGCAACAGAATGAATCTTGGTGGACAGTTGGGATCAAGTACTGATCCAACGGGTGGCTTGGCAACAACAGGGCTTATTGCAACTGGATTAGGTCTGTATGGTGGCGCAACAAAATTTGCTGAATCAATTGCTTCTGGCGACCCAACAAAAATTGCTACCGCAGGATTTAGAGCTGCTGGTGGGTTTGTTGGTGGTGCAGTCGTTGGTGCATTGGCTGGTGGAATCGTTGATGCAATCGATTTGACTCGAAAAACCAGAAGAGCTGCAGCGACAATTGGTCTGTATATGCCAGATACAGTTCAGCAAACAGTTGTCAACGATTATGATCAAGTGAGTATGACTCAGGCATTAGGTTTGGCAGGTCTCGCGCTCCAAGCAGGTGGCACTCTCACAGAAGGTGTAGTAGATGCTGCTATGAATGGAAATATAACTTTTGGTCAAACTCCAGGTTCAGCAGCACTAGGTGAGATTGCTGGTGCTGCGGCAGAAAAGACTGGAATATTTGGCCAAGGCATCACTGATGCTCTTTTGTTCTCTGCAGGTTATGCGCAAAACCCTCAAGTTGAATTGCTATTCAGAACTATTCAAAACAGAGAATTTCTATTTGATTTTAAGTTTGCACCAAGAAATAAAGCAGAAGCAGATGAAGTGATCAAGATCATTCAAACGTTTAGATTTTTTGCTGCTCCAGAAATCCCAACCAGTGGAAATGGTCGTTACTTTATTCCACCTTCTGAGTTTGATATTCAATTTATGGTTGGATCAAATCCAAACACCAAATTGCCAAAGATCGCGACTTGTGTCCTTCAAGGTATTGATGTCAATTATGGAAGTGCTGGTCAATGGACTGCGTTTCAAGATGGTATGCCAGTAGAAATCGCAATGCAACTTCGATTTAAAGAAGTCGAAATCATGCACAAAGAACTTATTAGGAACGGGTTTTAATGAAATACTTCGAAAGTTTTCCTGGAACAATCTATACATTTGATAAGAATACACTAAACAACCAAGTTGTTACAGATATTCTTGCTCGCTCTACTTTCTTAAGAGAGATTGCAAATAACACATCTATTGCATATGAGTATAATGTAAA